TTCTTTATCTTCGTCTTCGTCTTCGTCTTCTTTTTTAGATTTTTTATACTTCTCTTCAACATACTCCAAATACTCATCTCTATTTGAAATAACATTACCTGAAACAGATTCTAGATAAATCTGTTTCATTTCATTTAAACTTTCTACGATACGATCAGACATTTGTATAAATTTTTAAAACCTATACATTTATTTATTATTTCTCTATACTTCTCTTGTATTTTTGAATAAAATTTTTAATTGTTTTAGTCCCTGTCATTTTCATTGCATACTCCCTAAATGCATCAGTTCCAACTTCTCTTTGACTTGCAGGAACACCAGAAACATCTGTCCATTCAGTTAAATCTTTAATCCAAGATTTAAACATTATATTGTCTTCCGTAACACATATCAAATAATTGGGACCACGACGAATAACCTCACCTACCAATCCAGTATTTAAATTTTGGACTTTTTCGCCAATCTTAAAAATATTTTCCCGGTAATACTGTTCTCTTAATGTAGTCAAATCAAATTCTGGCGCATACCTCCAAATTTCTGCTATGTCTTGTGGTTCTTTCTGTTCTGGTTGTCCACCATCCAACATAGACCTCTGAACGGCAAAAAACAGTGCCTGGGCATCCTTATCTTTAATTCTTTTTGGAATACCAATTTTGAACTTATTATAATTATTCTCAATTGCAGCTTTTCTTAAGCTTGATGAAGAACTTTCAGAGTCTGGGTCAATTGGACCAGAAGGTATAACATTTATTTCATCGAAATTATAAAGTTTACCATTATGCTGACCAGAAAGTCTTTCAAATTCAGAGACCCTATCCAAACCAGCAACAATGTTTACTTTATCATATCCATCCTCATTTGCTGCCGTCAAAACATCAAATATAGTATTCATGTCCTTATCATTGATAATATTATCTTTGATCTCCGGAAACATCTTTCTCATATATTTAATTTTAGATGCAGGATCTAATGGATTTCTTTGATTATCCTGCATTCTAGATGGATATATTCTTAGTTCTCCACCAGCTGCGATCTCTTGTGCTTTCTTAATCAATTTTTCATGCTTAACTGAAGGTGGGTTAAACTTAGCAAAGACAATAGTAAGTGGTAAGTCCTGCTCAATTTCTGGTGGAGCAGGCTCTTCTTTTGGTGGACTAATACCTTTTCTTTCAGCTGGATCCGGTGGTGGCTCGACAACTCTTTGTGGTGTTCTTGGGCCGGTTGGCCCTGGCTCTGGCTTTTCTGGGGAAGGACTTTTTTTACGAATCATCTCAAGATCGCCACCTACAGTTTGAGCGACAACTTTTCCGCTTCTATCTACCCAGTTTCCATGACCGTCTGAAACCAGCCCAAGACGATATGCCTTTTCTGATGCTCTCGATCCCCTGAATTCTAGTAAAAATTGCGAAAACCTTTTCATTCTTGTATAAAATCCTTTACTTATTTATTCTTAACCTCTTGGTGGGTTGCTATCATCACTATATCTTGTAGCTCTTTTCCTAGTAGATCTAGCTCCAGGTGCAACAGATCTATTGGGATCATCTGCGGTCTGGATTACAGGCTTACCTGGTTTTATTTGATCTCCCTTTCTGAGAATGTCATATGTCAATGGCGCTCCCTGTGAAGCTAATCTTTGTCTGCCACCTGGTCCAACAAATGTAGGTTGTGCAGTTGGGCGTCTTTGCTCTGCTTCTCTCCCAACACTAGTCGATCTATCTCTGCCTAATATTATATCTGCAGTATTAGAAGCAGTTCTTTGTGCTGTAGTTTCTCTTCCCTGACCTGGTGTTGATAAATTCATAGTTCTGGATTGGACAGCACCTCCAGAAGAAGATGCGCCCCTATTTCTTATACGAGCTCTAATTTCAGCTGATTGATCAACATTGGTATTTGAAATGCCAAGCATTTGCCTTCTCTGTTGGGATGCTGCTCTCCGTCGCGCCTTCTCTTCTGAACTAAGTGCCTCATCTAGCAACTCATCGTACCAATCATCGCTGGCCACATGAAGTATCTTTAGTGCAGATACCATATCGTTAGCAAATCCATTTTCTACCAAATACTCAGCGATATATAATTCCATTTGTAGCCATTAGAACTTTTTACTATTTATAAAAAAACCTCCCGAAGGAGGTTCAAATCAAAGAGTATGGACTTCAAGCTCTTCGTCTAGTTGTAGAATTACAGAACGAATATCATCAATACGAGGTGGAACACTCACTTCATCATAAGTATATCCCACCTGAGATTCGAAAAGGATTTGACGAACTGCTGCCGCCTGGCGAGGATCCATTTTAATTGTTACTTTTTTTTCTTTAGTCATAGATCTCCCTCCACGCGATTTTCGGAACGATATACATCAAATGCTCCTTCTGGATAACGAGCACTTAGCTTTTCGTAATTCATCTGAAGAATTTCATCAAAATTAGTATTAAGTGCCATACAAGCTTGAGCAAGATACCAACAGATATCACCAAGTTCTCGTTTTAGATGAAACTCAGTTTCTTGACTGTATGGTTTACCTTGAAGAAATACTTTCTTCACAACTTCAGTAAACTCTCCTGCTTCTGCACTCATACCAAAAGCAGCAGTCAAAAGTCGAGGGACATCAGCACCGAAAGAAGCTTCAAGCTCAACAATACGAGAAATTAAACTTTCTGTACTACTACTAGCAGGACTTGTAGTTTGGCGAACAAAATCAATGTACTTGTCGCTATCAATTTTTTGTACTTTTTCCATCAAAATGTAAAACTCCTAAATTTACTTTTTAAATCAGATTGGTGTTCTTCGTCATTATACTCTTCTTCTTGTCCAGAGTCAAGTATGTCTTTTTGAGCCGATTGGTCAACATCATATAAGCGCATTTTTGCTCTGTCTATACCAACAACAAATTTTTTATGCAAGGACTTATCGCTATATCTATTCTTTAATTGTTTAACAAGTATTTGATTCAATTGCTCCAATTCATCAGTTGAAATCAAAGCGAAAAGAAAGTCAGCAGTCGCAGGCAAACCAAAAGATTCGGAGGTATCTGTCAATTCTGGATCAGATGATGCAAATCCAGATCTAGTAGTCTGGGTGGCGCTCATGATTGGAACATTAAACTCCACTGCAAGACCTCTCAATTCTTCAGCAATAGATTTAACATAAGAATATGAATTTACGGATATATTACCTTTATATCTACTGGAAGCACAGATATTAAGATAATCAATAAAAATGACATCTGGCTTAAATGACTTCTTTAGAGACAATTCATTTAACAACGCTTTAAAATGACCAGCATGTGCAGATGCAGTTGGATATTCTTTGATAATTAAAGACCCATGCGTTTTTCTTGAAATAGAATTAATTTTATTCTCAAATGTAGTTTTTGGTAAATCTTTAATATCTTGGATTTTAATGTTCATTTGATTAGCATCAATTCGCTCAGCAATTTTCTCTTCTGCCATTTCAAGCGTAATGTACAATACATTCCTCCCCTGGAGCAAGTAGGAGCCAGCCATGTGGCACATGAATAAAGATTTGCCGACATTCGTACCAGCAAGTGCGATGTTAAGAGTTTTAGGAGAGAGGCCACCACTCGTAATTTTATTAAAATATTCAAGATCAAATTCAAGTTTGTTTTCTTTTTTGTTATAATTTTCATATCTTTTTTCGTAATCTAACAGATAATCATGTCCGATATGATTATCAAAACTAACTGCTAATGCATCAGATAAAATAGAGGGAATAGAATCTCTATTTCTCTTTTCATCATTACCATCGGCAATTTGAATTGATTCCATAAGAGCAAGATAGATTGCTCTATCACGACACCATTTCTCTGTAGTATCAACTAACCATTCAATCTCAACTGGAACAAATTCTAACCCATCAATTAATGAAACTATTTCTTTATAGGTAGTTTCATTCAGATCGGTTCTTTTTTCTACTTCTATCAATAAAGCTTCTTTTGTTATTGGGCTGTTATATTGATCTATAAAAGAATAAATCTCAGTAAAAATAACTTTAAAACTATGGTCCTGAAAGTATTCAGGCTTTAAAAATGGTAGAACTTTTCTGATGTATTCTTCATTATAAATTAAATTCCTTAGAATTAAAAATTCAATCTTTTCCATCAAGTACCATAACTAAATTCTTCTTTTGCAATTTCGTCTAATTTTTTCATTACTTCTTCGGTGAAATATACTTCAGGATTAGCGAGAATTTGTTTACCATAGATTTTCTTGCCGTTGATTTCGTAACGACCAGAGACATTTTTCCAAAGTCCACCAATCTCACCGAGTTCAAGTAATCCATAATACCGATCAAGACCGCGCTCGTCATAAAATAAACGAATCTCTACATCTTTATTTTCTTTACTTAAACGCGATTTAGCAGTCTTAGCCTTGACAATATTTCCGACCACTTCTGTTCCATCTTTTTCTTTCTTTTTGCTGAGATAAATGATCGTACTTGCTGCATATTTGAGTCCAGAGCCTCCCCCCATTTCTTTCGTTGGTACATAAGCTCCGATGACATCGTATGTGTGATTTGTGACAAGAAGTGGAACATTTGCTTGGCCTAATTTAAGAGTGAGCATTCGGAAAGCCCCTTTGATAAGTTGCGATTTAGTCATATCACGAACTTGTTTGTCATTTAGGGCATCTGTGATTTCTTTCTCGGTGGAAAGCATCCCCAAAGAGTCTAGCACAAACATACAAGGTTTGCGTTCGCCTTCAGGTTTTTTTAAATATAAATCTACTGCTTTTAGTGCCTTTCCACGAAACTCTTCAACAGTAACAACATTAACAACCACCAAACGAGAAGTATCAATTCCACGAGATTCTACAAGTGACTTGGTGATAGCAGCCTCAGTGTCAAAGTAGAGACAGTAACCATCGGGATGAGTATCAAGAAAGTTCTTAACCACGGCGAGAGAGAAAAAAGTCTTTCCAGTAGAAGACTCTCCAGCAATAGCAGTAATTTTATTCCCAGATACACCACCAAATATACTACCTGAAACCAGTGCATTAAAAATGTATGAACCCGTATCAACATAAGTCTCAGTCTCGTCAATATCCGATGCAAGTTGGGTATATTCTCCCCCAATTTCTTTTACAATATCTTTTAGAAAATCCATAGTACATCTCCATTACCTTTCTAGTATAGCATTAAACGAAAAATGAATCAAGAGTAATCCTCTTCTCAGTTTGCCAACCAATAATATCAAGTATGAGTTTCAAGGGATTCAAAAATGTTTTTTCAAATTGCATTTCATAATCAACATACTTTTGTATGTCAAATTCCGTAGGAAGTCTCTGGATAAAAGAAATTACATTTTCGTGCATTGGATTTGGCAATTTTAAGTAGCAATATTTTATTTTTTCTCCATTTTTAATCATGGAGTATTTTCTTCCTAATTTTTTTTCTTTAATATAGTGATTATATAGAATAGCTCCTCTAACATGTATTGGAGTTCCCTTGACATACATTGTTAGGTTAGACTTAAATTTTGTAAGTTCATTGATAGATTTTGGAAACGATACCTCCTCCGGAGTGAGTTTGAAAAAATCTTCTTTTGTTTCGGAAATAAATTTAATCATTTCATCTTCATTTGAAGTCATAATCAATTTAATAGCGCGTTTAATCCTATCTCTACAAAAAGCAGGTGTAGAAGAACGAATTGCTTCAACGCCAGTCATTGCCAATTCAGGCTCAGAATACCTTACGCCTTCATTATCCCAGACATTTGCAATGTACCTCTTCTTAGATATAAATACCGCCCTATCCGTAATTTTTTCTCGTTTCATGTGCAACTTATGTGCATATGCATTCAAAATTGTTGCCAATTCTCGATATGAAGAATCGACATAATCTTGAATTTTAGTGGCAAAAATAGAATCCAAAAAGTTAATCACTTCGATCTTTTCCGGTTTTTTATCTTTAAAGATTAAATCAACTAGAGGTTTCATATTTAAAAATGCAGAATCTGTGTCACAATAAACAACATAATCAACACCATCAGTTTTTAAAATTTTATTGAGGTACTCGTTAAATTTCATTTCAATCCAACGAATAGCGAGCTGACCAGTATATGTAACTGCCTCTGCATTTCTTAGATCATAAAATCTAAAATATGGATTTCCAGTCGCACCGTAACAAGAATTCAAACAAACTTTGATAGATTGCTCTTTGACACTATACATCGAAATTTGCTTTTTAATTTTTGGAGAATGAGTTTGCTCATATTCTTTTTTGAGCTCCTTCATCTTATCCTTATAAAATTTTCTTTTTTGAAACATTTTTTCCAATAGCTCTGGTAAAAATCCCATGCTATCTTTCCTATACATGGATCCATTTGGACAAACAGAATATTTAAATTCTTCAGGTATTTTTACAGTTCCACTGAGAACTGAATCTACACTTATTCCATTGAATCTCTCTTTCATGAGTGTATCTGGACTTATGTTCAATCCCATCATGATGTGTGGATATAGAGAAGTCAAGTCCATACTAACAACATAATCATACGATCCTGGAATTGGCTCTTTTACAAATGCTCCAACAAATTTATCAGATTTTTCTTTTGCTGCTTCTTTTAGTGGTATAACAATATTCTTACGACGAAGGTAATTGTAGATAATAGTGTCCCACATTCTAACCTGATAAAAAACATCTTCAAAGTTGGTTTTAGAGTCAAACGCCAACATGATTGCTAATTCAATCATGTGCAATTTATCCTCTAGTTTATTCACAAGTTCAGTATCAATTACATTATACTTTACGAATGTGTCCCAGTCTTTATCGTAAAAATCTTTGAATGTTTCATATTCACTGTGATCTAATTTATTTTGTCCTAGCTCATTGTATGCAATTGTATCTAGTCTAAAATTTTCAGGTTTTTTAAATGAATATTTTTTATACAAATCAAAGTAATCTACAATTGAAACTCCAAATATATCGTATACAGTTTGATATTCCCCCTTTCTAACTTCAACCTGGCGATCGGAAATCCAATTATATGGAGACAATTTTTTTGTTTCTTTTTCTCCAATCAATCTATGCATCCTACCTATGATGTATGGGAAATCATAGTAAAGACAATTCCAACCAGTTACAATTTCTGGGGTGTTATTTTGCCAATATGTCAAAAATGAATAAATTAGACTTGATTCATCATTGCAATAAAAATACTTATGATCTTGTAATTGGCAATTAAATTTTCTAGTTCCCCATGTCAATATTTCCTTAGTTATATAATCTTGAATAGTAATTAATAAAATTTCTTCGTCGCATGTTTTTGGATCTGGGAATCCATTTTCAGATCCACACTCAATATCTATGGCAACAATTTTAATTTTAGTTATGTCATACTCAATCTGCTCTTCTGGATAATTATCGGAAATGTACTGATAGATAAATGCCTCATTGCCATAAATATCAAATCCATCAACTTCTTTATACTGAGAAACAAAATTTTTAGATTCTTTAATTGTTCCTGGGTATATTGGTTTTACATAATTACCATCTAAAGTGTTGTAGTTAGTTTTTTTGTCAGTTTTAACATAAAAAGTTGGCTTAAAATCAACTATATCTTTAAAGTGCTCGCCGTTGTCATAACCTCGTACATAGATTCTATTTCCGAGCTGTTTTACATTAGTGTACCAACGCATTATTTTTTCAGTAAATTTTTGTATTTGTCTAGGATTTGCTTCCTTGGTTCAGACATTGTCAAAATCTTGTCGGAACTAATTTTAAAAACATTTTGAGTAGTGTATGAATTCAACCACTGACTTAAAGAAATGCTTTGAGTTACCTTTTCGTAACTAATTATAAATGGATCAATCAGCTTACAGTTCGGCTCTCCAATTTCTGCAACTATTTCTTCTATTTTTGAAATCAGAACTTCACCTCCATGTAAAACTAAAATAGAAATCGAGTCATAACTTTCTATTTTTTCTTCACTCATAAGTCCTCTCAACCTGAACTGCCATTATAGCAAGAAAAAAGGGAGAAGTCAATGGCTTCTCCCCAAAATAAATCAATTAAAACCAAACTTTTCTCTTTTGGTGTTCTGGGACTATTTTAACAATGTCAATAAGTAACAACCCATCTTCAAATTTAACTGATTTTATTTCTACATCGTCAGATATTGTCCAGGATCTGATAAATGCTCTATTTGCTAGTCCTTGATGTACATATTCTTTATTGGAATCCACATCCTTAGTGCCTTCCACATAAAGTTTATTATTCTCAGTATAAACAGTTATTTGATTCTTTTTAAACCCAGCAAGAGCAATTTCCAATCTAAATTCTGTATTACTAGTTTTAATTACATTATATGGAGGATAATTTGATTCTGTTTGCGTTAAGCCATCAAATCTATTAAACCATTCGTCCATTCCAATTGAATACTTTTCAATGTCATTTAAGAATTTTTGAATATTTTGTGTATTGTATCGAACTAATGCGTCCATGAGTATTCCCCTAAAAGCGAGATGTAATATTGTTGGACCCAATTGGCATCCAACAATATTATATATCACTTAAGGATAAAAAATATAGTAGGGTTTACCCTACTATCATTCAGAATCTAAATTTCTTCCTTTTTTTCCAATTGAATATTTTGCCTCCAGGATCCAATCATCCTTTTCTTTATATGGCAATACTTTTATTTGATTCAAAGGAGCAATATCTGAAACTTTATCTGGGTTGACAACTGACACCAATCCCCAATCAGATAGAAGTTTAATTATTCTATTTCTACGCTGAATGTCATTTACAGTCAAGTTAGCGTGCTTCCCATCTAAAGCAAATAACTCTTTAAAGCTAACAAGGTAATATCTCCCCTGTTTATGGAGTATATGTACCGACTGATACAACTTCTTTTCTTTTCTAGATGCGACACCAATACGAGTAAGAGTCTCTCTAACTTTTAAGAAATCATCTGGTTCAGATAAAGTAATCTCAACCATCATATCTGGAGTCCAATTTACTTGGGGTTCATTGATAGTAGTCATTTCGTTCCACCGATATCAAGTCTTTGTTTAATAAAATTAATTTGGTCTTTAGTTAGAATATTTAAAACCTGAGATGCTTTCTCGTCACTATAACCATAATATTTTTTTATGTATTCTAAATCTTCAACTTTATTTTTTGTGATCCAAGAAGAAAATCTCTTCTTTTTTCTCAAACTATTTAGATAAAATGAATATTGCATATCTTTATCTAGATTATTACTAATATTCATCTCATTGGCAAACAAAATGGTGTCTAAGTAAGCAGACAGACACTTATTTATAATGTATGGTGGATATGATTTTATATTATCTGGATCGGACTCAATTAAATTTTCTTTTGTAAAATTTAAAGAATTTAGCCAATCTTTTAGTTCATATTTTACTTCCATTCAACTTCACACATAATTTCAGTTAAACATGCAATTAAATTAATCTCACTATCTGCAACAAAAGCACTTCTGTATTGATATTTAGAAATGACCAAAATAGCTGCAGGAATAGTACTCTCCACTGCAGTATCATATAAACTATCATATACTTTTCTTAGAATTTTATTTGGGTCATTATCTATGTTCTGGATTACCCACTTTCTAACTTCAGTAAAATTCTTATCTTTTAAATGTTTAATTAAACTAGAAACTGTTACATCAGAAACATGTGCTAGAATTCCAGAATCCAATTTTCCACTGGATGAGTACCTCTGCACTTCATTTAATGTTCGTCTGAAGTCTGGAAAATACTTATTAATTATTCCAGCTAAAGCGGAAGATTCGCAATCAATTTTTTCCAATTCCAAAATATTCAAAATCCTCTTCATAAAATCTGAAGCAAGTTTTGGTTTTTCTTTTGGTGGAATTAAAAATTCAATCGCAGCAGCACGAGAGTGCAATGGGGGGATTAATTTATTTTTATAATTACATGTGAATATAAATGTACAATTAGTCTGTAGTTCTTCTATGGATGCTCTAAGAGCTAATTGCGCATCATGAGTTAAATTATCTGCTTCATCAATTAAGAGAATCTTTTTCCCCGTGTTAGACAAAGAAAGAGTAGAAGCATAATTCTTGACTTTGTTTCTAATTACATCAATAGACCTTTCATCAGATCCATTAATTACCATAAAGTCTCTATCTAGTTCTAATGCCAATGCTTTGATTGTTGATGTCTTTCCGATTCCAGGTGGACCAGAAAGAATCATATTAGGAATTTTACCAGAATCTCTTACTTCGATAAAAAAATTTTTTATCGATTCGGGTAAAATACAATCTTCCACCCTCTTGGGGGCATATCTTTCAACAAAAATAAAATCACTATTCATAATTTAAATCCATTCAGGTTTTCGTTCTGGCATACGAAGATAATTAGATGCAACCCAAGGTTTGGACGCGATATACATCTTGTAAGCAGTAAAAGTATCAATGCTTGTGTCAAGTTTATATTCATCTGGCATTGCACGAACAAAAGAAGTCACATTAGTTATTTTGCCTTTTGGAAACAAATAATACGCCTCCAAAAGGGTATTATAACAAGAGTGTGGTTTCCCATATCGAAGCTCAAATTCATCGCAAATGTTCATGCCATGCTTGATAAGCCAATATGCATTATCAATCGTTTTTGCTGCCCATTGAGTGCAAGGGTGGTTTCTAAATGCTCCTTTTTCAGTTGAATAAGCCTCGCCATTTTTTTTATGAAGTTCTCCATAATTGTGATACCAAGGTGAAGCAACAATAGATAGCATTTGACAGCATTCAAGTGCCATCTTGGTTATGTGGCGATCTGGAAGAACAATGGCACTTTCAGCTGGAAATGGAGAGGTGGCAAATATATTAATTGGAGGATCCTCAACTCATCAAAAATAATACTCAATCAAATTTAGAATCTGGTTCCAATGCAATGTGATACTTAACTGACTTCGATTGGCTTTCAAATCTAGACAATAGTTTAGTAGAAATGTACACCTTATATGAGCCTGGTAAAATTTTAATATTTTCCACTTTAAAGTTTAAAGTGAAGTTTTTGTCAGTTTCACCCACAATAATTGAAAACTCATTGGTAGTGTCGTTCTTTTTGTCTCGCACAACCAAACTAATAACCCCATCATGACCTACTGCCGCCAAATCTGGAAGTTGATATACTGCTGATGCCTTTAGTAGTTTTTCAAGTTGAGAGTGATCCAACTGGAAAAATACATCTTCAGTTGGAAGTTCAATCTCTTTCTCTGGTGGAGAGACAATGACAGAAGGATCAGCAAAAAAGTATTTAACTTTTCGTTTTCCTTCTCGAATAGTTAGATATGAGCCATTAGAAAAATCTAATTCTGGACTATCATGTAAGCTGATGCCATTCAGAAATTGATTCAAATCATAAATTGCAAAATCCCTAGGGAAGTTTTCTTGGACAGTTGCTTGAGCTAGAACATTTTTCATTACCGATATTGTTCGTAGCTGATTTCCCTCTTTGACAAAGATTGATTGATTAATAGAAGCAAAGTTTTTTAGGATAACAAGAGTTTCACTGGATAATTTCATTTGTTCTCAATTAGGTTTAGATGATTAATTAGGAGCATAGTGTAATGCAATACTTTGAATAGATCTGCTCTTGGAGTACCTTTAGTGTCATACCTATCAATATATTTTGTGACATTTCCAGCACAGAATCCCTCACGGCGGTTGTGTTTAATTTTATCGAGAGTTTGCTCTTTGCCGCCGCCAGTTCGATCAACATAATGTTGCCTATATGTGCTCGCAATATACTCTTCAAGTTGCTTAAGGATTTTATCTTCATTGTATCTCCAAAAATGATTTGAAGCATTAGAGGTATTTCCCAGATCAATCACATCATTAAAATTGACTGATTTTAATTCATTTTCCATAAAGTACTTTTCTCCTTTCGGTAGTATCATAATATTAAATGTCCCTAAGTTATAATATCACTCTTCCGCAGAATTGTCAATTTCTACATCAGAATCTTTGTCAAAGTCTTCATCAATTTTATCGTAAAGCTCAATGAATGAGGATTTAGTATCTTCATCAAACCTAGCAATTGATAGTTTAATTGCTTTTGCTTTATTTTTAAAGATCGAATATGCTTTTAGTAAGTGAATCAAACGACGAGTAGAAATAATTTCATCAATACCACCATCATAAAATGTTTTACGAATAGCATCACTCCAGTTCACCAATTTCTTGATGAAATCATCTTCATTTTCTAGATTAATTGCTTTTGCAAGTTTAGTTAGAATTTTAATCTCAATAGAATTAGATGGATAAGATTGCTCAAAAGTAACACTAAACCGCTCTAGGAATGCCTCATTAAGAACATTTGTCCCAATAAATCGCCCATCATCAGATCCCTTTCCTTTAGTGTTTGCGGTTGCAATGATATTAAATCCAGGTTGTGGATGAACTACCTTTCCAATTTTCTTTAAAAATAGTGGCTTGCCTTCCAAAACAGATTGGAGAACCATAATCTTATTTGAGGCAAGATCACACTCATCCAGGAGAAGAATAGCTCCTCTTTCCATTGCTTCAACTACAGGTCCATTACTCCACACAGTGTTTCCATCTTGTAATCGAAATCCCCCAATAAGATCATCCGAATCAGTTTCGATAGTAACATTGAATCGAATTAGCTCTCGTTTCAATTGTGCGCAAACTTGCTCGACGCACATTGTCTTTCCATTACCAGAAAGACCAGTAATAAAAACTGGATAAAATAAGCCAGATGAAATAACTTTTTTTACATCAGAAAAACAACCAAAAGATACGAATCCAGGATCTTTTTCTGGAATTAAATTCTTTTCAGATAGAGGAATTACTGATGGCGCGACATAAGATTTTTCAATAGAAGAAATTGCGTCTTGAGTTACTTCGAGATTCCATTTACCATGACCAGATTTATAATTTTCTAGACGACGAGTTACAGTTGGATAAGAAACATTTTTCATCGTGCAGTATGCACGAACATCTGCTGATGTGATCTTATTACCGAACATATCAAGAAGATCTGAAATGATGTTTTGTTCAGTCATTTTTGTGTACATGATTTGGGTATTGAACTTTTAAATTATAGCAGGGAGGGAAGGCACTGTAGACTTTGGCTGTGGCAGTTTTAAAATTGGATCATGCAACTAAATCAATGAATTGTGACAGAATTTTTTTATTCATTTTTTTAGATTGCAAAGACTTTTTGAATGCATTTCTAATGTCAGTAACTGAGGCAGTTTCCGACACATTAAAATCAGTAGATGCATTCAATGCACTCGAATATATACCAAAATAAGAATCATAACCAGAACAAGTAATCATACAGGATTTATTTTTTTTCCATTCCTCCATAATTTTATTGTATAAATCCGATTTATCATTATTATCCAAATGACTACGGACAAATGCTCCAATTTCGCCACCAGCAAGTAACCTAATACCAATAAAATTTACAGAAGGAAACACATCTTTTAAATGGCGTAACATCACATCAGTAAATTTGTGGGTTGCATAATAAGAGTATGGTGGAAACCTATAAGTAGTTTTTAGTTTATCGTCCTTAAGAAAGCAATTATGACCAATTCCTTGGTACCCATTTCCAGATACTCTAGCTAATGCACTAGCTTCTCCATCTGTAAGAATTACACATTGAATCTTTTCGACTTTTGTTTTCATTTTAAATTGAGGAATAATCTCATGTAATGTAATTAAAGTTTCATTCAAAGGCGTTCCAGATAGACCCAGTTGAGTTGGACAAGAATAAGAACAATAAGAAGTTTTATTTAAATATGCTAATCTATATAAATTTTTCATTTGAATATCTAAAACTGATGAATTGACTTGGCTGGTAATCATATTAAGAAGATTAAAGTTGCCATCAACCACTAGGGAATTATCAACAGTGCTACTATTTTTACCATAAGAATATGACCAACTATTGGTAAAAGCATATACTTCAAATGGAATTGAAACTTTACGGCAAAACCAAATAAGATTAAACAACTGACGGCATGTATCTAAAATAACATTATCCATGGAGCCAGACCAGTCAAGAATAAAAATAAGTCCATGGTTTTTTGCATCGGCAACATTAACTACTTTTTTAAAAATATCATCATTAAATTTATAAGTATGAAGAGCACTACAATCTAATACGCCAGTCTTTGATTCGGAAGCACGAGAATATGATTCTGCTGCTTTTTTACATTGAAATTCTTTTACCAGATAATTAACTTCTTTTTTTGATGAATTTTTGAACTGAATATAATCACTATCTACTGTAAGAAAATCTTCATCTTTGTTGTGGGTAGACCAATACTTGTTACATAATGAGTGAACTTTTTTAGAATCAATCACAATTTGACTTAAATCAATCTTTGGAATCTTAAGATAATTAATTTTATTTTCAGTGGAAGAAGCTAACTTATTAATAGCTTTGTTAAATGAAGAAGCTGTTTTTACATAATTTGCATCGGATGTGGGATCATAATCACTAGTGCTCTCAATTCCATCATTAGGTGATTCCGTGGAATCTGATTGTCCATTCAAATTACTACCTGATTGTTCCGCACTATTTGAACTTCCAGATTCAGCTTGCCCATTCTCTTGTGAATCTGAGGTATTTTTGCCAGCTCCGGTAGTATCTGGAGTAGAAAAATCTTTGAGGATTTCTTTTAGTTGCTCTTCATTTTTACAATATTCATATAATTTTTCTGCACAACGAACTGAATCGATAAATGTTTCAGATTGGCCAATTTCATCTAAAATAGCTTTTTCTTCGTCATTGAATTGAATTTCAATAAAATTACCAATTTTAAAATGTAAATTAATTTTATCAGCCAAATTGTATTCATTGATGTCATCATCGGAAACTGCAAAAAAGTCCTGATCATGAAGTTCTTTGTATCCGCCAAAAAATGTCTTTTTCAACCCAGGATACTTTCTCTTCATCAACTTTTCAATTCTGACATCTTCAGTCACATTCAAAAACTGCATTGGAACTGAAGTTAATACAGTCCAATCTTCGTTGGGCGTATAAATTGCATGAGCTGCTTCGTGACTCAAAAGAAGTTGATATACAACATCAGATGCCTTTTCCCAAATAGGAAGGGTTAGAGTTCTAGTTTCAACATTAAAACAAGCAGTTTCAACATTTGAATGCTCAATATTCAAATTCTCTGTTGCCAAAAGTCGAGCAAGATTACCGTGAATTTCGTGATTGGAAGCCATAATCAAAATTAATCTACAAAAATTATACAAAAAAAATCCGCCTCATGGGCGGTTGTGTAGACAGTTGTTCAATTGGCATTCTGGTATGACATCGAAGAGAAGTTTCCTTTCTTTTCGAATTCTAATACATTATCAAACTTTTCTTGTATCCCATCTTTATGTGATATCACAAACACATTTGAATTTTTAATCACACCCTTAATAATCCTAAGGAAATCACTTGTACCAGAAGAATCTAAAGAAGAATCAAAAACTTCATCTAAAATTAAAATATTAACATTAGTAGAATTTTTTATCTTTGCTACATCCCTCCAAGTAAAAAGAAGTGCTAAATTAATTCGTTGCCTTTGGCCTTCAGAAAATGAAGAATAGCTAAAATCTTCGTACACAGGAGTTTTAATTGATTCATTGAATTCTTCATCTAAATTAAAATTAATATAAAAATCCATCATTTTCAAATAATAATTAACCTGCTGGTTAATCAATGGCAAGTATTTTCTAATAATTTTTGATTTTACTCCACCATCTTTCAACATGTAAGAAATATACTCATTATATTCGATTGTTTCTTTTTTTGTCACATATTCTTCTTTAGTAGAATTTAATTCATTTTCTATTATTTTTAATTTATGATGTTCTATATTTTTGTTTTCTACATTTTCTTTTATTGATTTTATTTCTTCCTTTATCTCTTCAATTTGAGTTCTACCTTGATTTATCTTTAAATTATTTTTAGAAATATTGTGATTTAACTCTAGTATTTTATTAGATATATTGGAAAAGTTATTTTCCCTATCTTCCTCTTCTAGTATGGATTTTTTTATTTCATCATATGCATTTTTCAACTCAGTTAACGAATCTTGGTACTCTTTTATTTTCTCTTCTTTTAAACTTTCTGTTATTGATTGAGTACAAGTTGGACAAATAGAATTTTCAACAAAAAAATTATGATTTTCATTTATGGTAGAAACTTTTTGAGTCAATTTACCTTTAATTGTTCCCAATTTTTTTAGTCTACCAGAAGCACCACTAAATTGTTTCAACTCATCATTTAATTTACCAGAAATCGAAATTAAATCTTCTATCTCTTGTTCGATATCTTTTATATTTGATGATATAGATTTAATTTTTTCTAGTTTATTTGATATTTCAGTATTACTACTTTTTTCCAAATCATAGATAAAAGCAGATTGCATTTTTACCTTATCAGTAAGAGAGTCTTTTTTAATTTCAAGAATCTTTATTTCTTCCTTTAATGTTTTTATTTTGTCTTTAATAATACCATTCATAGAAGAAAATATTTTAATATCTAAGAGTTCTTCAATGACCTCTCTCCTACTTGCAGCAGGAAGTTGCATAAAAGGAGTAAAATTACTATTACCCAAAACTACAATTTGAGTAAAAGATCTATAATTCATCTTCAGCACATTTTGCTCGAACCATTTTTGTTGGTCTACTATAGATGCATTTTGGTCCAACAAAATATCATTCTTGTAAATTTCAAATACGCTAGGTTTCTGACCTCTTCGAACTTTCCAATTTAATTTTCCAATTTTAAATTCAATTTCAACTAAACAATCTTTTTCGTTAACTGAATTTACCAATTGTGGTTTATTAACTAGCCTGTAAGATTTTCCAAATAAAGCGTATGTAATAGCATCCATAAAGGAACTCTTTCCGCTTCCATTCTTTCCAACAATACAAGTATTTCCACTAGCATTCAAATTAATTTCAGTAAAAGTATTACCAAATGAAAGAAAATTTTTAAACCTTACTTTTTCAAATATAATCATATGGATTTAGGTGGAACAACAATATCGTTTGGAGTAATTATAGTATAAAGACTACCTGTTACTTCACATGTTTTGATCAAAATCTCATCATCATATTCTATGACATGAGTCTCTGGCATCCCAGACTCCTCTAACATCAATGCATAACGAACAGCATCATCTTCATGCTGAAAGAAAAATACTACCTTTTTACCAAATTCATTTACCACAGAATAGGCACCTTCATCTTCTTTTCCGTCAAGTGTAATTAAAAACATTATACCTGTTCGCAAGCTTCTTTGTGGATGCCAACCAATATATTCTTAACTACATCTTTATTTAAATCAATTTCACTCTCATCTACAAATCTTTGAAGTAACGATAGAGTGTCTTCAGTTTCAAGAGAAACATCAAATTCTTCTACATCTAGAGTAAAATGATTCTCTATTATTTTTAATTCAGCGACATTTGCATCTAAAATTTTGTCAATATACTTTTCAAATTGTTTTACTTTCGTTTTCTTTTTGACTATTACTTTTACTATTTTATTTTCAAATTCTCTTGAATTTAATGTCTGATGTGGGGTATCATCATAATATAGATTATAGTGCATTTTATATGGATTATCAACATAAAAATGATCTAGCGTTTCAGTATCAAATATACAAAATCCCCTAGTTTCATCCACATCATTAAAATATATTTCATATGGATTTCCAATATAATATATTTTTTGGTTGTCAGATCTACTGTGATAATGTCCAGAAAAAACTTTCTTAAACTTTTTAAACATATCTGGATCTCTACCATCTTCCATTATATGTCCTTTATGTGCAATGAATCCATTCAATTCTAAATGTCCCATGACAATCTTAGAATTAGAATTATTCAATAACTGTAAAGTATCTGATTCATTTTCGGAATTTATCCAAGGAATAAACAGAACATCCAATCCATCTATATCAACTTTAGTTGGATCCGAATATACTTGTATGTTTGGATACTGCCCGAGCAAAAGAGATGGAGAATTTATTCTATTAGTAGATCTAAAGTATACATCATGATTTCCATTGATAAGATGTACTTTATACTTTGATAGAGGATCTAATACTGATTTTTTAGTCCACTCCAATCCAAAAAAATCTATAGATTTTCTATTATCAAACGCATCTCCAAGATGAACTACTGTTTCTACACCAAATTCTTCTAAACTAGGAAAAAATACATTTTTATAGAATTGATCAAAATAATCCTGAAATAACTTAGAAGATTTCCTAGCACCCCAATGTGTATCACATATCAGAGCAACTTTACTCATTCTTCAGTACCTCAATTTTAGTTGGACATTATCTTTGATCGAATTGTAATCTGAATAATTTGATCCGTCAATGTTATTATCATCAACAAAAACTTCATCAAATCCAGATCGTTCTAAAATTTTACCTTTAATCTCTAACTGTCTTTTTTCTTTTTGTATTCTCCTCAAAAAAGCATAATGTATTACTTGAGTAAAATATGCAAAAGGGTTTTGAGATTTCTCTGGATCAAAATTCAAAACATACTGAATACAATTTTCTATACCATCGCATATCATATCATCTTTAAACATGTAATTAACAAAATTTGGTTTAAAAGATAAATGGGTTGCAATTTTTAAAAAACACTCACCTATGTAATTTGGAATTATCGGCTGTGGTTGATCATTTTCTTTTGCTATTTTAACAAGATGTCGATATTCAACCAAAGCAGCCAAAAATTCTTTATTATTAACATAGTGTACGCTACGCTTTCTTTTTGTCATAACGGCTGTTGTAATCATGGACGCCTACAAATACTATGTATTTAAATTATAGCACTTAGTGTCGAATATTGCAAATCACAAAAACTTGACAAGGTTTCAAAACTGCAGTAGAATCTGCTTTGTCGGCTTTGATGGAATCAGTTTAGTTATTAATTAATAAAGAATAATATATAGAATTTATTTTCGATAGAAAATGTTTTTCCGAAGGAAAAACGATTTATAACTCTTTAAATATCTTTTCTAGTATTCTTTTAGCTTCAGTTACATCAGAGACATATCCCATCTCTTTCGTAATCTTATAATAATTTATACCATAGTTAGGATTATTTTTTTCATTTTGTTTGTATACTACAAACTTTTGATGCATTCTAATTATCTCCATATCAAAAGTTTCACTAATTGTGATGATATTCCTCATTTCAATTATAAAAATATCATCATCAGAAGTTTTCATCCAAGGTTCTATTTTATAACCCATTCCATCTCTTGTCTTTACTTCTATTAGTATTATTGGATCTGATACCAATAATACTTTCTTTTGATTTTCTTCAGATGGAATAACCTTAGCAAATATTTCCTCTCCAGTAATTAATTTAATACTAGCATAAAAATCTTCTTCCATTATTCCTTTAAATTTATGGGTATAATTTCATAATTAAACTCTTCCTCGTTATATAACTTGACTCTTTCAATAAAATGATTTAAAGTATAGTTCTTCCTGTTATTATGAGTACAATCATCAGATATATCATATAAAACTGCTTTCTCTTTATTATTTCCCTTTCTCAAAACTCTTCCGATACTTTGTAAATTTCTAATTTTAGACTTACTTGGTGATGCAAATATTATGTTATGTAAATTTTTAATTGAAATTCCTGTACTGAATACACCATAACTTGCTACTATAATTGCATCCTTTTCTCTTTCTGTTATTTCTCTAACTGCTTCTCTTTCATTTACATTAACTCCACCATGAATAAAAAATATTTTTCTATTTTTATCCACATGATTATTTATTAATTCGTACAATGGTTGACCATGTGTTTCAACCCTTGCGAATAAAATTAAAGTATTTCCACTTAGATTTAAAGTGAGATTTTTAATAAAATTATTTCTTTTAGTGTTTCCTATTAAAAATTGAATTTCACTTTCGTATGTTTCAAATTTTTGTGGAGGATGTTTTAATACTATACAATGTATGTTTAATTGGGAAGCCCTTCCTTTGTCAATCATTTCCTTTGTATTGATTGTTTTATAAGTAGGACCAAATAATCCTGAAATTACCCATTCATGAGTCTGGGAATCTTTCCCCCCATTTGATAGCGTTCCAGTAAATCCAAATCTATATTTTGCATGATGACATTTTTTCATGGTATCAATCAATGATTTTGATTTTGCTTGATGGCATTCGTCAACCATTACGCAATCGAAGCTCTCAAAAAATGATTTGTCCATCCTAAAGATAGATTGCCAAGTAGATAGAGTTACTGGAAGATTTGTATTTTTTTCTTTACCAGAATATATCATATGGCAATTTTTAGATGAATCCCAACCATAATCATCAAAATCCTTTGCCATTTGATGAATCAATGAAGTAGTAGGAAATATGATTAAAATCTTACAATCTTTATTTGCGTAATATCTTGCAATTGAATATATTACTAGTGATTTACCGGAAGCTGTCGGCGATATGATTGTTTTTCTATTATATCTAAGACATTCATAAACTGCATTTATCTGATAGTCATATGGCTCATAAGAGCAAATTGCACGCATATATCCATTTACACCTTCTTGTGTGATTTCTTCATTCAACTCAAAAGGTAATCCATAATATTTGTTATCTTTAAATTCATATGAATATCCATGTAATTTTATTTTTGCAATAACTTTGTCCAATAATCCAGCATAAATTTCTCCAGTTGAAACTGAAAGTAAATGTATTGTGCCGTCCCATCCAGTTGATCTGAATTGGGGCATAAATTTTGCACTATCCACCTCAAAGGTAAAATAAGGTTGAAGTTCATATAAAACATGTGGCTCACAATGCAATTTTATATAAACTTCATTCTTCTTGGTAATAATTACATCAGCCATATCCAGAAATATATTTTTGGTACTCTATTGAATTTTTAATTTGATATGTCCTACTATGAATCATCTTTAGTATATCACTAAGATAGTTTAGCATAGTGTCATAGTATTCTATTTTTAGTGATATATTAGATAAATCTTCGTCTGCATTGAGACAACTATTTAAATGCTCTTTGTCTCTTATTTTTTTCTGATAAGATTCTTGATATTCTTCTGGGTCTGCTTTCCCAGTATAATATTCATATTTTTTATGTCTTATTTTATTTTTATTTTCTTGTGCTCGTTTTTTCAATAAAATAATGTTATTAAAAATTTCATAATATTTCGAATGCAATTTTGGTATGTTTAAAGATTCTAAATGCAAATTATCTGGGTCTATTATAGAGTCTTGTTTCCACATAGACTGTAGTTCATCGATATTCATATAAAGAGTTTCCCTTATTGTCAGTTATTTCATAATAAGTATACTTAAATTTGACTTCTGCTGTAAAAAATTCAGCATCGCTATCTGTAGCATCAAATAATAATGTAGTTAAATCATATGGAAATAGGTCATAAAACTTTACTTGAAAGTTTGGTCTTTGATTACTAGTTAAAATTTGAAGAGTACCATCGGAATATAGATTTAAATTTGAATTTATATTGGTTTCTACTTTTTGAGCTTGTCTTTGTAATGTGTATATTTGATCTAGAGATTCCGGATAGCCAAGACCTCTAATCCAATTCTGTATTTCCATATAGTTTTCTAGACTTTCATCTACCATAAATCGAAGATTAAAGTCTTCAAATTTTATTTTATCTCCTGGTTGAGAAATGTCTTTTAAATATGAGGGTTGGTTTGCTATACCAAGAGCTAATGATGGTATGTTTGCAGTATTTGAAAAAAATGCTACTTTTGGTGCTCTAGTTATAGTAAATTTAAACTGGGTTGGAGATAAAAAATTTCTATTTTGTATTTGATTACTATAAGCGTTTCCAGTCATTTTTTTGAACTATTTATGGACATAAAAAAAGAGGACCTCTCGGTCCCCCCTTTGGATATATTTTTATATCTAGATCACATTAGGTTCTTGACCTGTACTCTACGATAGTAGCGGTTGCTATTGACCTGTAGACGGCCTAGACCTTGGCTACCAACATCACCTTCTGCAAATGGATTCGCTACCATTCCGTAGCGAGTCTTGAAGCCAATCTTAGGCTGGAAGGTGTTCTCACCAACGGCACGAACCATTTGAAGAGGAACATAAGGACAATAGAAGAGTCCTGCGTCATAAGGTGAGGTTCCCTTATATCCTACAACATAGTACTGACCGCCATCAGCACCAGGATTGGTTCCACCAGAATAAGGATCGATATATACGCGATACTTACCCATTAGAACGCCAGCAAAAGTGTTGCCGGTGTCATCTACATTTAGGTTAGCATTTAGGGCAGGGGTGTAATCGAGTACGCCAGCCATGGTTAGAGCTGATGCAACATCAGATGAACACATGATTACATTACCCTTTCCTCTACGAGTTCTGATTGCAATTGCGTTTGCATCACGCTCGATTTGGAATAGTAGACCCTTGAACTTCTCAACTGACCAACGACCGTTGGAGTCGATATCTAGGTCAAATACGCCATTGGTAGCAACATTAGTAGCAGCACCCTGCTCAGCAACCTTATAGATGGTTCTGATTACTTCGCGGTTGATTTCAGCAAGAATCTCGGTTGAGAGAATATTTGCTAATTCCGCTTCAGCATTTAGACCATGGATTGCCTTGAGGTCTTGTGCTAGCTCTAAGCTATACTCGGCCTTTAGTGCTCTTGACTTTGCCTCAACAAGTACTTTCTCGATTGAGAAAGCCATTTCGTTGAATTGACCACCATTTGCTGAACCTAGAGCTTCAGCATCGCCAGTCTTCATACCTTGACCTACATTGTAGCCAAGTGAAGATCCAGCGCCAACTGGATTTAGAATTCCAGGATTACTACCAGTTTGTACGCCACCAGTAGTACCCATACCAGCGACGCCATCAGTTGCATTAGTAGCACTGTTATTTGCGTTGGTACCAGAGAATGCACTGTTGACTTCGTTATAGAATGCTTCGTCGCCAGACTGGTTTTCATAGCGTGAACGCATTGCGAAGATTAGTCCAGTAGGACCAGTCATTGGTTGTACACCAGCTAGGTCGTATGCAACCAAGTTAGGCATTGAACGACGGATTAGGCTGATTAGAACGGGATCAAAACCAGCAACAGGACCGCCAGCAGCAGCGCCAGTACCTACGCTACTGTAAGCACCATAACCACCAGGAGCATTACCTGAATTGGTTGGTGACTCCATTAGTACACCATTAGAGAAGGCTTGTTCTTCTCTTAGAAACTTTTCTTGGTTTTCGAGCAAGACAGCGGTTACTGCTTTACGATGAGAATCTTTGATTGGATCAAGACCATCATAGTTGAGAAGCGGTGCCCACTTTTCTTGCAGATGCTCGGATTGGAACATTTGCTATTACCTCTTAAAAAATGTGTTTGTTTTTGTTTGATTTAATATTAAAATCAGTTTTTAGCCAACATAGAAAGTGCTTTCATGTAAGTGTTCATTGAACCAGAATAATCTTCGTTCAATGAGACTACACCTTCTGAAAGTGTTTCAGGTTGAGCATTTGGAGATGCAGTTTTGGTTGGAAAATATGATTCCCTTAAAGTCTCCATTTTTTCACGATATTCTCTTTCACTTTCAAACTCAACACTTTCGGCAAGTGAAGCGAGCTTTTCTTTCTGAGTGGTGGCTAGGCCATCAGATACTTCATCAAAGATTCTATCAGCAACCGACTCTGAGAGACGCTTGTTGAGTTGAATATTTCTCTCAATTTGCTCGTTGAGTTTTGTTTCCATTTCATCAAGTTTTTCTACCATATTCTCAAGTACATCATATTTTTCTTCAGGGAGTTGTACATAATGATCTTCAAAAAGATTCTTGAGGTTGCTCAAGAATGATTCAGTTAGTTGCTCTTTAATGCCATACTCAACAGCAAGAGTATTCTCTTGCATCCATTCGTCTGCAACATACTCTAGATATGAATCAATACGCTCTTCTAGAGTTTCTTTCATCAATTCAACTTCTTCGCATAGTCTTTGCTCGTAAGCTGCTTGATATTGCTCTTCTAGAGCATCACGAATCTCACCTACTTTTGAGCGAAGTGCGGATTCAAAAATTAGTTTTGCTTTATCTTTAAATTCTTCTGAGAGTTCTTCGCCTTCGACGAGAGCTTGAACATCTTGATCTACATCAAAAGTTTCTTCTAACTCTTCATCTTCATCATCTTCATCTTCATCTGACTCGTCTTCATCTGACTCGTCTTCTTCGTTGATTTCCTCAACTTCTTCTAGAGTTTCCGACTCATCTAGAATTTCTTCTACTTCGTCTTCAACTTCTTCATCAGCTTCTTCTTTTACTGCCATTTTTTGAATGGGCTCAGCTGCGTGTGCTTTTGCATTCACAACATCGCTTACACTCTTAAGTGTGGCAGCAGGATCTTTAATTTTAGCTGATTCATCATCAGACTTATAATTTTCTGGTGTAGGTCCACCTAGATCTTCCCAATTACCAGTTTGACCATCAGGAATACCTGTGGTCAAATGAGGCATTGCTTCTGCTGGTTTGGCACTTGCGTTTACAGCAGATTTGGATTGCTTTGTGCCTACTTCCATTTCTTGTAAGTTTTTTCCACGAGACATTTGAACTCTCCGATTTATCTTTTGTATTAAATCTATATTTATTTATAATTTGAGAAATTACAAGGAATTTAAAAATTCATCAAATAGTTGAATTTTTTTCTCTTCTAGTTGTTTTTGGTCAACTAAGGTATTTATTTTTTTCTTTGTATTTTCAAGCAACCAAGAATTTCTTGATACATCATATATCCACTCCACTCCTTCCATAATTCCGTTCACAAATGCATCTGGAGCAGATGGATCTGCAACTATATCAGCTGCAGTCGCTAACATAAAATCATCAGAAACATAACGAACACCATTTTTTTCTATTAATGAGCCAATACCACGAGAAGAGACTCCTAATTTAACTCCTTCTGATATTAAAGATGAAGC